ACGAAGGATACTCAAGTAGAACAGAAGTAACAGGAAAGAATGGAGAACCTATAAGCACTGCTACAGAAGAGATTACTAACTTAGCAAAAACACTCAATGAACTTGCAACAGGTAACAACAGAACAAGTTTCCCAAGCGATGGAATTGCTACCGTGTCTTTGGATAAAGAAGTATCAGATCAAAACATCTCAAGGTTTACCAATGGAGTTTGATAATCACAGGTTCTTATGGGAACCTATGAACGATATGTCACCATTCCAAGCATGGCTTAAACCACCGCAGATTGGAGCTTCAGAAGGGTTAATCATAAAGACACTGTATTGTGCTAAGAAGAAGAACTGGGACATCATCTATACACTACCTACAGCATCAGACGTTAACGACATGGCAGGTGGTAAGATTAACCGTATCATTGCTCAAAACCCTATCTTGCAAGAATGGGTAAAAGACCATGACACTGTAGACCAGAAGTATGTAGGCAATCACATCATCAACTATCGTGGTACTTTCAGTCAGAAACAAGCCATGATGGTAAGTTCCAACCTGAACGTACACGATGAAATTGATGCCAGTAATCCTGATGTAATTACCCAGTACGAAACACGACAACAGGCAAACGCAGAGATGAGAACATGGGTATTCTCACACCCGTCACTTGCAGGATTCGGAGTAGACATTCACTACCAACAGTCGGACAAAAAGGAATGGTTCGTCACTTGTTCTTCCTGTACAGCGGAGCAAGTCCTGTCATTCCCAGATAATATAGATCCAATAAAGAAAACTCGCATCTGTTCACACTGCAAGGAAGAACTATCACGAGAAGATATTATCAGCGGTATATGGAAGCCTACGAGTGGAGTATGTAGATACGACCCATTCACGGGAGAAGACCTATACAAAGGCTTAGACAAGACTTCAGACGGTAAAGAACTCAAGAAATACTCTGGTTATCACATCTCACAGCTCATGTGCGTATGGATTCCAGCAAGCAAGATACTGGACGACTATCAAAGCAAGGACGCACAGTACTTCAATAACATGGTATTAGGACTACCTTATGTAGGTTCTGACGCCAAGGTTAACGAGCAGGACTTCTACAAGAATGTTGTAAACGCAACCAACTCACAAGAAGGACGTATTATTATCGGTGTAGATACAGGACTTCCTATTTGGTATACGCTTATGAACAAGGAAGGAGTATTCTTTCATGGCTCTTGTGAGAACTACGACCGTTTAAGATACTTGCTAAACAAGTACCCTAACTCAATCCTAGTATCAGATCAAGGTGGAGACCTTATCGGCATCAGACAGTTACAACAAGAGTATCGAGGTAGAGTATTTCTATGCTATTACCGCAAGGACAGAAAAACCCAAGAGATTATTCGTTGGGGCAAGGATGAAGAATTTGGAACCGTAATGGTAGACCGTAACCGCATGATTCAAATGATTGTAGACCAGATAAAGGACGGCGGACGTATTACATTCAACGGAACTCATGAAGACTGGAAACCACTTGCTCAACACTTCACAAACATATATCGAACCACCGTAGAAACACCTTACGGAGCAGTCCATGAATGGCAACGCAACGGGCCAGACCACCTTGTACACGCATTGCTTTATGGACTTGTAGGCTATGACAAGTACAAGGAAAACCTCGCAACTATAATTGGAGGTAATGATTTCTTATCAGGACTTAAAGAAGGTAGAATATTCCATGACTAAAACACCTATTAAAATAGAATTAACCGAGGAAGACGCAGTAATGTTTGCAGAGTTTCAGAAACGTTATGCTTTCTTCAATCTATTAGACTCACTCAAAGTGTTTGATATTAGAAATGGTTCACTTACTATTCACTTCGATAAGTTCGGTGGTCTGGGAAAGATAAAGATTGAACAGTTTTATTCAGTAAACGAGGAATAATAGTTGCGTGACATAATGCGTTTATGTTATAATGTAAACATCGACATCTTGTCGTGTAGCAACACCCAACGAAGGGCAGCATACCAGCTGCCTTTTTTTACGTTAAAAATATTATGGACCCTCTAGCACTATCTATAGCAGGTGTACGCCAACTCGTTGGCAGCAAAATGAACAAGACATCTTATGACCCTTCAGAACAAGAAGAAGGGATTTTGGGCGTTGAGGAAAGTATTCTATCTCTTAAACTTTCAGATACAGAACTGTTGTTGATGAAGACTAAGTGGGAACAAAACTATCGAGCGTACGAAGGTAAAATAACTACACGTCAAAAAAGAAACAAAGCTTATTACTTGGGAAGTCAAAAAGACGGTGGACCAGATGCTAAAGACACACCAATCGCAAGTAACCTAATCTTTGAAGCAGTAGAAACATTCATTCCTGCCGCAATGGCAAAGAACCCTGAACCAGTAGTATGGTCAGACAACACAGAAGAAGGTAAACAGCTCTCCAACAACATCAAGACGATGCTTCAGTACCACGCTGACGTATTGGTATTACGCCGTAAGCTTGCCCTTATGGTTCGTCACTGGAACTTCTATTTCATTGGTGCAATCAAGCACGGATGGGACGACAAGATTAACGACATCACAAGTGACGTCATTCAGCCAGACAACCTTATCTTGGACCCTGAAGCCTCTATAGACGTTTCAGGTAACTACGATGGTAAATACCTAGGAGAACGCAAGAAATGCACCGCAGAACAGCTTATAGAAATGTTCCCCAAGCATAAGGCTTACATTGTTGCAGTAACGGAAGGAAAACTAGGAACAGAAGTAATGTATACAGAATGGTGGACCAACGAATACTGTTTCTACACCTTTATGGACATTGTTCTCGATAAGAACCTTAACCCTAACTACAACTACGGAGAAACAAAGAAAGAAACTGACCTTTATGGAAACGAGACAGAAGTCCAAGTACCTGCACAGAATCATTTTGCACGTCCAAAGATGCCCTATTCGTTCCTTTCAGTTTTCTCAACAGGCGAACATCCTCACGACGTAACGAACCTAATTGAACAGAACATTCAAAATCAAGACTTGATTAGCAAGCGTATTACTCAGATTGATCAGAACCTAGACCATTCAAACAATAGTCTTGCAGTATCAGGTCTATCATTCACCGCTGAAACAGCTAAACAAGCTGCTCAGGCGATGCAAAAGGGTAATCCAGTACTTGTTCCTCAAGGAGACGTACGAGAAGCTATCACGCGATTCCCAGCTCCAGGTCTACCTAATGACGCTTTCAACCAGCTCAACGACATGACAACCCGTCTGCGTTCAGTGTTCGGTACGGAAGGCATCAGTTCACAAGCTCCTAACGCTAACGAGACGGTACGAGGTAAGATCCTAAACAATCAGTACGATTCATCTCGAATTGGAGGAGGAATTGGAGACGCCCTTGAACAGCTTGCAGATACTATCTTCAACTGGTGGTTACAAATGTACTATGTGTACTATGACGAACCTCACGAAGCACAGATTCTGGGACGAGGACGAGCTATTGAGTATTCAATGCTTAAGTCTCAAGACATCGACCGTAAGGTTGTAGTATCGGTTGCACCTAACTCGATGCGTCCCAAGGATGAGCTTACGGAGATGAACCTAGCCGTAGACCGATGGAAAAATCATTCCATTGACCCTATCGGACTCATGAAGGCTCTCAACAGTCCAGACCCTATGGAAGAAGCTAAACGTCTTGTTATGTGGACTACAAACCCAGAACAATACGCTGCAACTTTCTTCCCAGAGGTACAGGCTACACAGCCTCCACAGCAAGGCGGACCAGAATCCGACATTCAGCCTAACGAGGGAACATTGTCAGAAGGAGGAAGCAATCCAGCACTCAGTCAAGTGCCGATAAACCAAGGATCGGCGATGCCCTCTTAAATTATATGGCAAGACTAAAAGGATACGCACGAAGAGACGCTACTACACACAGGACTTACAACTGGGACGCAGCTATCAAGCGATATGAGAAGACCAAACGTTTCAATTATGTCGGTTCAGGAGCTGGTCACAAAGCAGGAGAAGAATGGGCTAACAAGAAAGGAATTGACCCTAATGACCCAGTAACTCGTTATGGAAAGAACTCACCATCATTCGATGAAGGTGTTTACAAATCAAAACAAGCTCGTAAAAAAGCTTTAGAAGCAAGTAAATAGTATGAAAACAATCAAAGACCTAAAGGAAATGATGGCTGCACCAGCTGACAAGTCATTCTTTAAGAAATACGGTATGCCTAAAGCTGTTACAGAACACAAGGCTCGAAAACAAGCATTGGAAGTTAAGAAGAAATAATATGCCATTAACTAAAACAGGTAAAAAGGTAGAAGAAAAGTTTGAAAAAGAATACGGAGAAAAGAAAGGAAAAGAATACTTCTACGCCAAAGAAAACAAAGACAAGAAATTTGGTAAAGCAATGACCAAGGCTTTAGAAAAAAGTAAATAGTTGCTACGACTTGTTTCTAGGTTAAGTCGTTAAAGATAAAATCCGTTAACAATAAGGCTTCCGAATCTGAGCCACAAATCAGACCGTAAAAAACTATGTCAGAACTACAATCATTTTTTGATGGATTAGAAAAAGACAATTCAAATGATAAACCATTTGACGTCAATGACTTATTCAACAAGGAAGAAACAAAGCAAGAGGAAGAGGTGACGAAGGACACCGAAGAAACAATCCCCGTAGACGACAACATTCCTTTTGCAAAGAATCCCAAATTGGAAAAGTACATTCAAAGACAAGCCAAAAAGCTCGTCCAGGAAGAACTTTCCAAGATGGGTGCTCCATCAGAAGTAGAATCATTTAAAAAGGAAGTCGAATCCGATTATGGAAGTACTCCGTCAATTAAATGGCTCAATGCCTATGGAGACAATGAACAATCTCGACTGGCTTGGGAAATCCACAAGGAAGACTTAGCAGAAGCTGAAGCAAAAGCCGAACAACGTGCCTTGTCTAAGTTTCAAGAGAGTCTCCAGGAGGAAAAGCAAGCACAGAAACAGTTTGAGTCATATATTTCAGACAGTCTTGAAAACCTTGAAGACGAATACGGCGTAGACCTAACTTCAAACAGCCCAAAGGCAAAGAAGGAACGTGCTGACTTCCTAGACCTTGTTGGCAAATTGTCACCAAAGGACAGCGAAGGAAACGTTACTGGATATGCTGACTTCAATGAAGCTTTCAGTCTGTATCGTTCAATCAAAGGTAAAGAAGTTCAATCTGAAGTAACAAACGAAAAGAAGCAGTTGGCAAGTCGAAGCATGGCTCGTTCTACAGACGTTGCAACCAAGCAACCTATTGGAGAAATGAAACCATTATCTTTCGGTGAGTCAATTACTGATATGCTTTTCAAATAATTAATCAATTAACTAATACTATAATTTTATGCCCCCAGGAATTAACATAAGTGCAACAACAAACCAGTACTTGGCACCAAAATGGGTTGACCAAGTATTGCGAGACAACTTCTTCTTCGGAGAAATCTTGTCAAAAACAAAGAAGTGGGACGGTTCTCAAATGCTGTTTCCAATCAAATATCAGAAAGGAGTACCATCAATCGCTTTCTCTGGATTTGACCTTTTGCCTATTAACCAGCAAGTTGTGTCTGTAAACATGACTTTCTATCCGTCTTTCGTAGCGACAAACGTTGCACTTTCAGGAACAGACTTGTCTGTAAACAACACTGAAAAGCAGACAATCAAGCTTATGGAAGTTATGATGGAATCTCGTGCTCAAGACATGGCTGACTCAGTAGGAGACTTCTTCTACGGAGACCAAACAGCGTTCGGAGGTAAAGCTCCAGCTGGTCTTGGAAACATCGTTGATGACGGTTCTGTTGCTTCAACTTACGGTGGACTCTCACGAGCTACATACGCAGGTTTGAACGCTACAGTAACTCCATCAGGTGGAACAATTTCACTTTTGAAAATCCGACAACTTGCTAACTCTATCTCAGACGGTAAGGTATTCCCTGACATGGCTTTGACAGATTACACAACTTGGTCATACGTTGAACAGCTTCTTATGGCTTTCCAACGAAACACTTACACAGACTTCGTATCTAAGAACCCAATGTCTTCAAAGGCTGGGTATCGAGGACTTATCTGGGACGGAATTGAAATCTACAAAGACAAGAAAGCTCCTACAGGAACATTCTTCCTCTTGAACACAGATTTCTTGGACTTCTACGGATTGAAGTGGTGGGAAGGTAAGTCTATGGGACCAAAGGCTAAAGACATCGAAGGAAACGTTTACGAATACCTTCCAAATGTATCTTCAGCCTTCACATGGACTGACTGGATTCGAGCTTACAACCAGGGAGCTATTAACGGATTTATGATTATGGGAGGACAGCTTATCTGCCGTTCACCATTCCGTAACGGTAAACTCACTGGTGTAAATGGAATCTAATTAATAGACTAATAATATAAATTTATGTCTATTAACAATCAAACCAATCTAAACAACCCAGGTCAGCTCATCACAGGGCAAGCATTGAGTGTTCAGAACGGTGTAGCTATCTTTGCAGATGCAGGAGCACCAACGTTCTCAGCAACTAAAGGTTCACTTTACTTGCGAACAGATGGTTCAAATACTTCAGAATATGCCTACATCAACACTGATGGAGCTACGACTTGGACAAACTTAGTTCTTGCACAAAATTAGTTACAGCTGCCTAAATTATTCATTTAAATCTAAACATCATTATGTCACGACTCACACAGCGAGGAGCAACTGGACCTTTCAGCCTCTTCGTAAACGACACAGACGCAGCGAATGTTACCTACACAGGTCAGAAGTTTGATACATCTGACGGACGAGAAGTAACACTTGTAAACGTAGGTGCATCAAACATCGCTTCTGGACTTCTAGTTCAGGCTCAGCCTATCGTAGCAGCACACCAGGAATGTGCAGTAACAGCTTACTCAGCTGAATCCGTACAATTTGGAACACCTGCTAAAATCACCCTTACTCTTGGAGCTACAGCTGCAACATTGAACGAATACGCTCAGGGTTACGCAGTAGTTACAGAAGGAACAGGAGCTGGTCAAACACTTAAAGTTCAGTCTAACCCAGCTGCAGCACTTTCATCTTCAATTGTTATCTCACTTGAAGACAACGCTACAGTTGCTTTGGACAACACTTCAAAGGTTAACCTTATCCCTAACCCACACGCTTTGGTTGTTGTAAACCCTACAACAGCTACAGCTTCACCAATCGGAGTTACACTTGCACCAGCAACAGCTGGAGCTTATACCTTCATTGTGAACAAAGGTGTTACTGCTTGCCTTAACGCAGGTGGTACCGCAGTAGGTCTTGGACTTGCAGCATCAGGTTCAGTTGCAGGAGCAGTTGCTACAGTAGCTGCTACTACAAACCAAATCGCTTCTGCTTACCAAGCTGGAACAGACACAAAGTACTCACTTATCAAAGTGAACCTATAATTGGTTGTCCCACGAACAGAGCCTTCGGGCTTTGCGGTGGGATAATCAATCCCAAATTATCAATGTAACGAAACAAATAATTTATTTTATGAACGAAAACATAATTTCAAATGCTCCTCAAATGTCTTTTGACGGAGTATTCCGATTTACCAACGCAACTACTGAAGACTTTACGACACAGTGGAACAACAAGGAATATACCTTTACGGCTCAAACAACTTCACCGTTGATTATCCCTGGAGAAACTCCTGAAAACATCCAAAGTATCCGCAAGCTCTTCGCAAGAAAACTAGCAGAACGAGAATTCTACAATTCTGCGAAATACGACCAGTTAAACGGAATGACCAAAAACGCCGTACCGCCGACTTTCGACGAAGGAGAATTGGCAAAGTACATCCAGTCATGTTTGGAACCGCTACCAGAGGCAAGAGCTTCAGTAGTGGAATTGCCTACAATGGACGAATCACGTTTTGAGGACAAGGTAGACGTGGTAGAAGAAAATGAAGACCTTAACGCTCGTCAAGCTTCAAAAGGAAAGACAAAAGCACGAGTAGAACTCTAAAACTATGCAACTCCTCGACAAAAGACAAGTTAATCAAGCACAGGCTGGAGACCGTAAGCTAGAAATAGAACAAGGAATCAGTCTTGCAAAGAAAGTAGATGACTTGCGGCATACCTATGCACTTGAGGAAAAGAAGCTTAGAGACTTTAAGGAAACGAACGTGTCTGCAACAATGGCTGAAATCAAGCTGCTTACGGACAAGGTTGAATTGCTAGAGGTAGACATAGCGGAAGCTGAAAGAATCCTTGCAGAAAAGAGAAAACCTCTTGATGCAGAATGGAACAAGCTGAAGTCAGAGCAAATAAAA